CCTAGACAGTCTAGGAACTCCGTTACCCTGTGAGGTATGCTATGTTTGCTTTCACCCGTTTTTCCAAGAACGTTCAGCTTAACGTGTTTTCTCGTGATCTGCGGTCTGTAAAGGCCGCTGAGCCCGAGTTTCATCGCGAAGTTGAAGCTCATGGATACCTTGAACTCTCTCTGACGTTCGGTGCAACCGAACATATGAAGAAACAAGGTAAGAGGATTAGTAAGACTGTGAAGTTTTACTGTTCCCCTGGTGGTGATGCATTCGAGCATACCGCTGGAGGGAAGGCCTTCTCGTACGTGAATAAGTTGCTGCAAGGCAACTGGATAACGGACGAGGAATACGACGTTCTGTATGGAGCAATCCAGACAGTCGTCGCTTCAAACACCTATGCGTCGGCGATGAAGGTCGAGCATCCAGAAATGGATATCGTCTTCATGCCTTTGCCCGGGTGCAGGCCTCAGGAATCGTACGGACACGCGACTAGCTATCAGACGGAAGAAATTCTGAATGTTGCTACTCGCATCCGGCTCGATACTCCTGTTACGGAAGTTCCGAAACTGAGCTAGGGTTATACTCTAGGACCCGGACTAATCATCCGGCCCTCCTGACGTTGTCTTCACTGCAACAAGGTGAGGGTTCTCAACCTTATCTTGTGGAGGCTGGTATTGAAACCAACACGTCAAACGAAAGTCTTGCGAACTTACCTGCGCAAGCCGGATCCCAACAGGGATCCGTTGTGGTTGGCCCAAGTGCTTCAGACGGTCGATTACCTGCGGAAGCAGGATCTCGATCGCCGGAAGAGCGAGGCTCGGCTGTATACGTCAAAGCGTTCCTCGAGGTTAAAGTTAACTGGCCCACAAGGCTTGTTAGCTACCTCTCAGGAAAAGCTTAATACGGCGTATGGCAACCGGGTCCCGTGGTGGGCCCAACCGCAAGGTCCTGGCAATTCCCAAACGACATGGGACTTTAAAGCTGAGAAACGAAGCGGAGTTATGACCGCGGAAACTCGGCTGATACCAGGGCAAAGAGTGATCGAAACAGTTTCGACTGCAGGCACTCCGCCAAAAACGGAGACGTCTACAGTTGTGCAGTCAGTGACTGCCTTTACGAAGGTTCTGGATCGAGTACTCTCGGTAGATGGCGATCATATACATCCAAATCGCCATACCTTTCGAGTCCGACGAATCGGTAACGGAAGTGGGGTGAGTTGGGCTGGAGACAGCCGCAATTACACCCGCATAACCGGAGCCGGGGTTGTCGGATTTGGACTAAGCGGATCATTCGTAGATCAGTCGGCATTCGTCTATAATAAGGCGTTGTCCGACCTTTATGAAAAGATCCGAGGTGATGTAGACCTCTCTGTCGATGCCTTCCAAGCTCGACAAGCTGGTGTGATGGTCAACCAAAGATTCAAGCAAGCACGGGAGCTCTTTTTAAAGAAGGCTCCTTTCGCCCTTGTTGAAATGGTCAAAATCACACAAAAGCTGAGAAGGTCAAACCCCCGTGATTGGGGGTCTATCTGGCTGGAATGGACCTATGGATGGAAACCCCTCGCGGGGTCCATCTTCGGTGCAGCTGACCAAATGGTAAAGGTCGCCACTTCTGGGAGTGTTCGCAGCTTACCCGTTAAATCGAGTGCCTCTGAGAAGGGGGACTCGAGGACGACGTCGACGATAGACGGACAAGGTGTGGTCCGGACGAAGGCTGAGGAATCAACCTATACGTCCCGGATTATTGCCCACTACGCTATCCCGACGACACGTCTCAACGCCGTCGCAGGCCTAACCAGCCTGAATCCTGTGTCCATAGCATGGGAGCTTGTTCCTTACTCCTTCGTAGCCGACTGGTTTGTCGACATCGGAGGGTA